TCAGGGTGATAAACTGGCCGGTGGGCACCTGCAGATCCGTCGCGGTGGCGACGGTCGGCGCGGGCGTCACCTGGGCGGGCTCCAGGAACTCGGCCATCATGTAGCCGGTCTTGCCGCCGTTGTAGGTGATTTTCCGCCAGCCGTCCTTCTCCGGCTCGGCCTGCACCTGGGTGCCGACCTTCAGGCTGGCCAGCTTCTCCGAGGATGTGCGCGGCTCCCGGCGAACGTTCACGGTGCCGCCGTTTTCCGCCACAATGGTCATGGTCTCCATGGTCTCACGCTCCTTTGCGCTCGGGTTGTTGGGATAGATGACAGCGTTGAGAGGGGCGACCATGCCCCACGCGCTCAGCTTGGTGCGGGTGAATCCGGCCTTGACGCTCTGGGCGCTCAGCACGTGCTTGCCGTCCAGATCCACCAGGCCGATGTGGTAGTAGTCGTTGGGATCGGGATGCCCGGCGAATTTCTTCGGGAGATTGTAGTCCTTCTCCCCCGGCCGATGCAGTTTGAAGGCCGCCCACCCCGGCTGTGCCTCGCTGATAGGCCGCAGCGCCCCGCAGTGCTTGCGGGCGATGCTGTTGGAGCCGTGGGCGATGGTGTTTTTGTACTTGCGATAGGCGTAGACGAAGGCGCCGGAACAGTCCACGCAGCCGGTCTCCGCCTTGCCCCACTCATAGGCCCAGTGCTGCCGGTACATCCATTGAAAGTCCTCGATCAGCAGGCTAACGGGGATCATCATCTCGGTTGCCCTCCAGACCGGACGCGGCCACGGCCAGGGCGAAGATCACCGCGCCGAAGATGCAGCCGCCCAGGAAGGCCCCCAGGGCCCAAGACCAATGGATCATCTGTCCTCACTCCTTCCACTCCTTCGCCCCCAGAAACCCGCAGGCGGATGCCTGGGCGCGGTTGAAATGCGTCTGCCGATTCTCGCCCAGACCGGCAAACCACAGGCGCACCGTCGTCTCATCCTGGCCGGTGAGGGCCATGATCCCGGCGATTTCGTCCGCGTTGTTGCCCGTGTCCGCCCAGGTCAGGGCGTTTTTCTTTTGGTGCAGGATGATGGCGCTGCGCTCCGTCATGCTGACGTAGTCCGGGCGGGACAGGGCAAGTATCTGGATCATGGATGACCCACAAGCGCCGTCAATCACAATGTGCTTGTACTCGCCGCGCTCCGCCAGGGCCTTGCCGATGCCGCGGGCCGCCCGCACCACGCCGCCCGCGCTGTCGATCTCCACCTGGATGCGGTCATACGGAAAAGCCTGCTGCATCGCGTCCAAGCGCTCGGCGTAGGCGGCGCGGTACTCGCGCTCCTTCAGCACGTCAAACACACTGACGCGGCGGTTGGTGATCCGCATGATGAGCGTATGCCCGTCGGCCCCGCGCAGCAGCTCCACATTCGGCTCAAAGACCGTGGTCTCCGTCGCCACGCCCACCACGACGCAGCCGGTCAGCACCGCGCAGGTGATCAGGATCAGCCGACGCAGGGCGCGCTTCGTCTTCCTGTTCACTCCGCATCACCCTCTGTGGCGGTCTCTGTGCCCTCTGTGGGCGTTTCGTCATCGGGGACGTGTTCGTCATCGTCCTCATCATCGGACGCGGCAGGCGCAGACGCAGGCGTTGCCACAGGCGCGGTCTGTGCGGCTTCGTATTCATCAAGGAAGGTATAAAACACTTCCTTGGCCTCTTCGGTGAGCCAGCCATAGCGCTGGTTGTCCTCGATCAGGGTGATGGCGTAGTCCGGGGTGAACTCGCCCGCCTTGACGCAGTTGATGAAGGCGTTGATGACGCGGGTCTCTCTCTTGGTCATGGGTGATCCCTCCTTAAGCGTTTTCGAGGACGGTGGCCTGAAGCTCGGCAATCTGGGCTTTGAGGTCTGCGATTTCCGCCGTCATGGTGTCGATGGTGTTGTTGCCGTAGAGGCCGCCCTTGGTCAGGCGGAAGCCCGCAAGCTGCAGCGTCGCCGTATACTTCCGGTATACGCCGATCATCACGCGCTTTTGCCAGTTGTACGACCGCACCACGCGGGTGTAGGTCTGGCCGCTGGTGTCCGTGGCCTGCTCCGTGGTCTCGGAATATTCCGCGCCGGTCGGGTTGAAGACGAACGACCAGGAGACGCGCTGCCAGTCCGTGCCGCTGATCTTGATGACATCCGACACGCCGCTTTTATCGGACGGGTAGCCCATACTGTTCATGTATATACCGCCCCAGCCGAATTTCAGCCACGCCTCGTCGCCGCTGGTCAGCCGCGCCATGCAGGACACGGTATAGGTCTCGCCGACCTCCATCTCGTCGATGCGGTAGCCGTAGCTCTTCGCCGTCTCGCCCTGCTTGTAATATGCGGTGCTCTGGCCCTGCGGATAGTACAGGGTCTCCATATTGCCCCACGCGGTGTTGGCCGTGATGTTGTACTGGATGGCCTTGTTAAAGGTCTCGCCGTTGGGCTCTGTGATGATCGCGTCGCCGGTCAGGCTGACACAGTCCGTGGTGATCCCGTCGTCCGCGTCGCGGTAGACAAACCAGGCCTCGCCGTAGGCCGTGCCGTCTGCGCTGGTTCCTGCCTCGCGGTGGTACACATAGGTCGCGCCCGCTGTCTGCTCGGCTGTCGGCTCCGTGGTGTACATCTTGTAGCTGGTGATGCTCTTCATGTACGCGCCGCCAGACTTCGACCATCTGGCCGCGTCGCCGCACACGATGTTGGCAGAGCCATTGTTCAGCCACCAGGCGTCGGGCTTCAGCAGGTTCGGCGTATTGAGGTACATGACATTCGCCCCGGCCAGCGCCTGGATGATGCCCGCGTTCTCGGCGCGCACCGTCTCCAGCTCGCCCTCGATGGCCCCGACATTCCGGGCGAAGACCGCGGTGTCATAGCCGCTCTTGCCGCTGACGTCCAGCATGGTGCCGCTGACGGCGTCCTGCACCATGCCCACGGCGCAGTAGATGCAGACCGTCCCGCTGGTCGTCGCGTTGTAGATGGACAGCTGGAAGCGCCCTGGCACGTTGTAGCAGTCCTGATGCAGGGTGACCACGGCATGGCCTGTCATGTCGTCGATCTGCGCCACGTCCTCGGTGTTCAGGTGCACGGTGGTGTTGTCGGCCCGTCTGAAATAGGCGTAGCAGGTGCCGGTCAGCACGATGTCGCGCCCGTAACGTGTGCAGCCGATATCAAACACATGGCCGGACTGTTCCTTCGTGAAGGTGTACCCGCGCAGCGTCTCCACGGTCAGCAGATCGTCCAGGGGCACGGTGCGGTTAATGATGATTTGCATGTGCTCCCCTCCTTATGTGCTGGCGTTTTCAAGGGCGGTGATCCTGTTCTCCAGGCTGGCGATAACGCCTGTCGGGTCTTGCCTGTAGCGAATCTGAATCATGCTGTTGGCCTGGTCACAGGTAATTGTCGTGGCGCTCATCTGATTCGGCACATTCAGCGCGACATTGTAGCCGATACCGCCGATGGTGATCCTGTTAGCCGCGGGGTCAATCTGCACAGGAAAGCCCGCGTTGTAGGTTCTGCCGGTCAGCTCGACAAAATTGATCGTGACAGAGCCGATAGGGATCATGCCGAAATAGGTGAAGGTCAACGTCATGGCCTCATAGGTGATATCGGGGCCGGAAAGCAGGGAAACCGAAATCAGTTTATAAGGCACACTCTGCGCCGCGTCATTCGGCAGGGCCACGCCCGTGGTGCCGTCGCCCCATGTCCATGTACCATTTTCAAGCGGTGCACTTGCGATCGGGTACACATTCATAATCGCATCCCGCAGGTTGTCCCACGTCCCATCCCCGCGCAGGTAGTACGTGCTCGCCAGGCTGTTCGGCGCGGGCACCAGACCCGCCACGCCGTCGGTGGTGGGCGTCGCGCCGGTCATCACCCGGGGCGCGTACTGCTCCAGGTAGGCCGCGACCTCATCCACGCTGCGGGGGATCGTGTTGCCGCCGTCGATCAGGTCGCCGTCCACGGTGCTGGTGACCACGCCCACGGCGCTGTAGATCGCCAGGGTGCTGCCGCCCTCGGTGGTGAACACCGTGAGCTGGAAGCCGCCCGGCTGGTTGTAGCAGTCCGCGGTCAGCACCACACAGGCCGCGCCGTCCTCGATGCCGCCGGTGATAAAGACCGCGCTGCCGTCCTGCCGCTTGAAGCGCGCCGTCACCGTGCCCGTGACCGCTTCGGGATCGCCGCCGCGGGTGACGCTGATGATGAACTTGTGCGCATTGCTTTCCGCCGTGAACAAGGTGCCGGTCAGCTTCTCAACCTTGATCGGCTCGTCCAGACTGACCGTTCTTTCCATCGGGATGACTGCCATGGTGTCACGCTCCTTTCGGCCTCACTCGGCCTGCTGCTCTTCCTGCGGTTTCTCGCCGCCCTCGGTCTCCTGCGGCTGTGCGGCCTTGGCCTTGGCCTCGTCCTCCTGCTGGAGCAGCTGCGCCAGGGTGTTCAGGTCGCGCACGGTGTTGACCAGGGCGTTCATGGCCGCGATGCCCTGCACCTGCACGCTGTCAAGGTTGACGATGATGTTGTTGATGATGTCGTACTTGTTCATGGGGATGCCTCCTTTACTGTCGGTTAGGTGGGTGTCACTCTGATGTAATACGTCGCATTGCCGCAAGTGATCTTGAAACGCTTGTTATGACCAGCGCCAAGCGCAAAGTCAGCGTTGACGGTAACAGTGTTGCCGCTTTTGTCGACATAGGTGCCGTTGCTTTGCTTGCTAATGTCGGTGCCATCGGCTGTGACGCTGATGGAATGTCCTGTCGGCGTCGGCGTGCCGCCACCGCCGCCGTAGAAGAATTGAGCGCTGCCATCATGCAATACGGCGACATACTCGCCGGAGATGGTATAAGGGTTGGAAGGCGTGAATGTCACCCAAGTGCCATCGGCTGCGGTAGCCGAATGCTGGTAAGTGATGCGCGAACTGTTGCGGCCTGCTGTATAGACCGTCGAAGCATCAACAGTAATGGAGGCGTGCAGATTGCCCTGGGTGCTTGTATCGCGCAAGTAGACTTTTTTCTGATAGCTGGCGTTCCAGCTTGCATTCTGTGTCAGCACCAGTTTCAGGCTGTTGCTTTTGCTGGTTCCGTCAATGCCGATGCTGACAGTGTTGTGCTCATTGCTGCTGCCGACGTCCGACCAGCTCCAGGCGGTCAGATCGCCGCCGGTGGCCGCTGCGGCGTTGACTGTGATCGTTCCGTGTCCGTCGTAGCCGCTTGGCACGGGGATCGTCTGCACCGCTGTGGTGGGCGTGATGGTCAGAGGTTTCAGGTTCACCGCTCTCGCGCTGACTGCCACGCTGGCATAGGTGTCGGTTCCGACCTTCGCGCTGATCGTGGCCGCCTCGCCGGGGCCGAGGGTCGCCTTGTCCGATGACAGGGCGATAGTGGTTTCCTTCTTGGCGTAGTGCGACGCGGATGTGGTTGTGGCGTTGCTCAGGTAGCTGGTGACCGTCATCTGGTCGGTGTGGCCGCTGACCGCCGCGGGGTTAGCCCATACCCTGCCCATGCCGGTGTAGGCCGTGCTGTAGGACAGATTCCCGTTGATGACCGTGCCGACCGCGCCGTCCAGCCGGTTCCCTGTGCTGGCGTCGTTCAGCTCCGCCGCGGTCTTTTCCGTCAGCGTGTACAGGTTGCTGACCGCATAGCTGCCGCTGTTGACCGTCAGCGTGCCGCTGGTTCCCGGCACCGTCGCGCTGACCGCGAGATTGCTGCCGCTCTTCGATGGTGTCAACGTCACGCCGAAGGGAAACTTGACGGTATTGACCGGCTTGGTGCCTGTGGTGCCGTTGCTCAGGGTGTAGTCGACCGGCAGGGACACATAGGAGCCGCGTGTGTCCTGCGTGTAGGTGACATTTCCGCTGCCCGCTGCCATCGAGGACAGCGTGACATTGCCGGACTGATCCGTGCCCGCTGACGCTGTGACCTTGCCGCTGCCGATCGTGACGCCGTTGACCTTGACCGTGACGGTCTTGCTGCCGCCTGCGTTGGCAATCTCGCCCGCGCCCTCAACCGTGACCGCGCCCATGTCCAGGGTGCGAGTCGCGCCGGTGATGACGGAGACAGGCCGCTCCTGGCCCTGCGTTGTGCCGCTCAGATAGGTGTCCACGTCCAGGGTGAGATGGTTCATGTATGTGCCGGAGGTGGGCTTAACCACCTTGGAGCCGCTCTTGATGACAGCGCCCCAGATGGTGGTGTTCCTTGTCGTTACAACCGGGGTCGTGGTCGTGTCCGTTGTCGCCGTGTATGTGCGCCCCGACCAGCTCCCGGCCACGCCGACGGAGGCCGCGCCCGCGGCTCTGGCTGCGGTTTCCGCGTTGCTGACAAGCTGCCCCGCGTCAATCAGGACACGCGCCCGCGCGCTGCCGTTGGTAGCCGGTGCCACCAGGCTGACATATTTCTGGTAGGCCGTCAGGCCTTCGCCGGAAGCGCCGCCCCATGCGCCCTGGCTGAGCGTCATGGAGAGGGACGCGCTGTCTGCGCCGCCGCCCGAATCGCTGGCCGCAATGCTGACCGTGCGCGTGGACGGCATGTTGCCGGTATAGCTGTTCCATTCCCAGTTGCCCAGGGTCACGTTTCCGGCAAAGCTGACCGGCAGCTCCGCGACGGCGGTGTCATCCACCTGGGCCTCGACGGTGCCGTTGGTGGTGTTGGCCACCAGCTTGACCTGGATGCCGCTTACCAGGTTGGCCGCTTTGTCCTCGTCCTTGTAGACGTTGGAGGTAAAGTTGCTGCGGATGTGATTGTTGACCAGGATGGGCTTCACCACATGGATCAGGCTCTGCCCCTGTGGGTTTGCGGTCATCGTCACCGCGCCATTGCCTGCGACCGCTGTCCAGGAGGCAATGGCTCGGCTAAAAGTCCCGTTTGCCGGAGTGAACCACGTGTCCCCGCCGCCGACCTTCTTGTATTGCAGCGTATAGGTATTACTGCCGGAAGCGGGCTGTGCAATCTGTACCTCAGTCAGCAGGCCGGACGCCTTGGCATGGTCAATACTGATGACTGTTCCGCTCTGGCTGCTCGGGCTGAACTTTAGGGAGCCGCCGCTGTTGACCTGAACTGTCGGCGCGTTCATCGTGCCGTTGTTGAAGGTCACATGACTGGACTCGCCGATCATGACCGCCTTTTTGATCCATATCTGGCCGTTGCTCATGAAGAACGAATTGCCGATGTTTGCGGTCTTGTTGGCGTCCAGGTAAACGTGGTCAGCCTGGATGATGGCGTTGCTGTCGCCGGTGGTTTTGTTGATCTCCGCGACAATCGACGCCGCCTTGATGACATTCTCGCCGTTCTTCTTCTCCACCACCATGCCGACCTGGCTCTCGGTGACGGATACCCGGCCGCTCAGGGTGTTCTCGGCACCTGTGGCGCGGGTCACCTCGGCGGAGATCCTGTCGGCCTGGGCGGTGATGTTCGCCTGCAGGGTGCCCTCGGAGCCCGTCGCCCGCTGCACCTCGGCCGTGATGGCCGCGGCGTTGACCTGGAGCTGGCCGAGCATGGACTGGTCGCCCTGGATGAGGCTGTAGATCTTCACGCCCTGGTCGGCGTCCACCACCACGCCGCTTTCGTGCAGCTGTGCCAGGCCCGTGCCGTCCACCGCGCCCCAGGTGCGGCGCACGACCTGCTCCCAGTGGGTGACCTCCTTCTCGGTGACTGATCTGGAGCGCCGGGAGGATCGGGCCGCGGCGGTGTTGGCGGCGGTCTCCTGGCGGATGCGGGCCAGGCTCTCGGAAAAGCGCGGCAGGGTGTTGGCCATGGAGACCGTGATGCGCTCCGGCTCGTCCAGCACATCCTGACGGTTGATGCTGACCACGCGCTCCTGAAACCAGACCTGGTGATCCGGCAGGGCCACGCGGCTGAGCATGCCCAGGCGCACCCGGTCGAGGTCGCAGCCCGTCAGCCGGCACAGCTCCAGGCCGCTCAGCTGGATCTGCAGCTGCGGATTCTTGCGCATGGCCAGGAACTTCGCGGCCCAGGCGTCGGCCTCGGTGTGCACGCCGTGGGCCAGATCGTCCCCAACGTCGATGTCCGCGGTCTTGACGCAAACGCCCCACTCGTTGATGGAGGCGAGATCCTGATAAGTGAAGTACTGGGTGACGGTGGTGGTCTTCCCCGCGTCGGGCGCGGCCTTGCCGTCCTCGGCCGCGGCGGTGGTGCTCTCATGGTTGGCGCTCAGGATCAGCCGGTTGCACAGATCCGCGTCGTTGACCGTGACGCTCACCCGCTCCAGGTTCCTGCTCAGCCGGAACTCGCTGGCCACCTCCGCGCTGTTGGCCACCAGGGACAGCTCCCAGGGGAAGCCGCTCATGTCATACTCGAAGTGGTAGTCGACCAGCTCCGACTCGATGCTGCTGATCACGTCCGAGGCGCGGTCATAGCTGAGGGTGCGGGCTTCGACGGCCACGTTGGCCACGCTGCCCAGGATCCACAGCGGCTGATCGTTGACGAAGTGGGTCTGGTTGGCCATGGCGTAGGTCAGCAGCTGCTGCGCGTTGCCCGTGAAGGCCAGTTCCGGCTGCAATATGACCGTGTCGGAGAACACGTCCCGGCCGTGCAGCAGGGTCACCGTCGTCTCCCCCGTCGCCGGCGAGCGGCTGACGCTGGACACCCGGTAAACGCCCGCGTCCCCGTTCTGCGTGTAGATCCGCACGAAGGAGCGCAGGGCCGGCGGCTCCTCGTCCTGGGCCAGGCGCATGGTGGCTTCGCTGGTGCCGCGCAGCTTCTCATTCATGGCCAGGGGCTTCGGGTGCAGCGGGCGCACGGGGTGCAGCTCCCGGTCGAGCAGCACGGGCAGGCGCACAAAGGTCTTGACGTCGCTCATGCGTACCGCCCCCTTGCGCTCAGCTCCAGCGTCACCGCGGTGTTGGCCGTGAAGCTGACAGTGTTGGAGAAGCCAGGCTGGATCAGCAGCTCATCGGAGGACGCCGGCGACCGCGCGCTCATGTAGTCCGCCGCGCCGGCCTTGATGGTCAGGTAGCCCTCGTCGGTGTATCCGATGACCAGGGGCGTGCCCGCCGCCACGTTCAGGCCGGAGAAGCTCATGGACGTGCCGCGGCAGGTGATGCTCAGGGTGGTCAGCGTGGACTCGGTGGGCGTGATCCGCGCCGTCACGGGCACGTAGAGGGTGGAGCCGGTGATCCGCATGTTCTGGGTTCCGCTTGTGCCGGTCATGGTGAAGACGGTCTCCGCGGCATCCTCCCACCAGGGCAGGGGCGCGGTGAACTCGGCCTTGAGCACCTGGGTGTAGTCCCGGGCCGCGCCGATGACGGGCGGGGCGGTGCACCGCACGCGGATGCGCCGATCCGGGCGGTAGCTGACCGTCAGGATGCCGTCATGGGCCCAGGCCGCGGCCTGCTCCTGCATCTGGGCGCGCAGGGTCAGGTCGTGGATCTCCCGCAGCACAAACTCCACGGAGATCTTCCGCGAGCGCCGGCTGACGCCCAGGATGCGCTGGCCGTCGGTGCCCGGGAGGCTGAAGGCCGTCTGCTCGGTCTGCGGCACGTCCTCGGTGATCTGCCGGATGATGGCACCCGGCACCGCCTGGGTCAGCGCGATGCCGTCGATGTAGGCTTCGACGCGTCTGGAAGCGCCCATGATATCATCTCCTTACCGCCTCAATCTGCGCCTGGAGGGCGCCGTCGACCACGGGGGCGACCATCTCGCCGACCACGGTCTTGTCCATCATGATGATGGCCTGGATGTTGCCGTAGCCCGCGCCCACGGCGGCGCGGCCATTGCCCACGGCGGCCACGGCCACGGGCTGACGGATGGCGGGGGCGCTGGCCAGGCCGGTCATCCGGGTCACCGCGTCGTCCACGCGCCAGGCCGCGCCGCTGATGCCGTCCGCGAAGCCCTGGGACACGAACTCGCCCAGGCGCTCCATCACCTTCGAGGGCGACTTGATCATCATCACGGTCTGCACGGCCTCGGACACATAGCCCGCCAGCCGCTTCGCCGCCTCGATGACCGTGTCGGCGTTGTTGTCGATGCCGTTGGCCAGGCCGTCGGTCAGCTCCACGGCGATCTCCTGCGCGCCATCCTCGGCCACGGTCTTGGCCGCGTCGGTGCCCTTCTTCAGATTGTCTCCCAGCTTGACGGAGGCCTCCTTGGTGCCCTCGTCCGTTGCGGTGACAAACTGCGCGTGACGCTTGTCGAACTCCTCGCCGGTGATCCCATAGACCTGCTCCGCGAACTCCTTCGCGGCTGCCATGACTTCGGCGTCCGGGACGGTAAAGCCGTTCTTGATGCGCTCCAGTACGCCTTTGGCCGTCTTGGCCTCCGGCACCTTCTCGCCGTTCAGCAGCTTCTCGAACATCTCGTCGATCTGCGCCTCGGTGTAGCCGCCGTTATAGTCCTTGGTCTCCTTGGCCTGATAGTGCCAGTCCAGGGCGGTGACCCCGACGAAGACAGGAACAGAGAGCGCCGCGCCCTTGGCCAGCACCGCGCCGGCGGCTGCCAGTCCGGTCTTGCCGGCGGCCCCTGCAGCGCCTGCGCCTGCCTTGCCGCCCATGCCGGTCAGCACGTCGGTGACCGACTTGTCGATCTTCAGGCCGCCCAGGCCCTTCAGCTTGTCGAACACCGTGCCCAGCGCGCCGAAGGCAGACGAGCCGAGAGAGACCAGCGTCTTCAGGGCTGTCAGCAGGCTGACCACCGGGCCGACCATCTTGATGCCGGCCATGCCGACCAGCGCGATCTTCACGCCGTCGAGCACTTTCTCCGGGTTGTCCTTCACCCAGGCAAGGGCCTCGCCGATCTTCTTCAGCACGTCCGCAGCGCCTTCCACCAGCTTGTTGAAGTCCACATCCTTGGTCAGGGCGTCCACCACCGCTGTGATGGCCTCGCTCAGCTTGCCCAGGGCTTCCTTGCCCTCCTCGCTCTGCGCCCAGGCGTTGGCCTTCTCGGTCAGCTCGGAGAACTTGTCCGCAATGGTCTGCATGCCAGGCGCGAGACCGGCCGCGAAGTTGTTCTTCAGGGCTTCGCTGCTGGCCTGGATTTTCTGCAGGGAGTCATTGAAATCGCCCAGGGCCTTGACCTGGTCATCGGAGAGCACAATGCCGGCGGCCTTCGCGGCCTCGCCGTACTCGTCCCAGGCGCTTTTCCCTGCGTTGATCAGCGGCAGAAGATCCTTATACTTCTCGCCGAAGAGCTTCTGCGCGATGGCCGTGCGGGTCGACTCATCCTTGACGTTCTTCAGGGCGGTCACGGTGTCCCAGAAGATATCCTTGGCGTCGCGCACCTTGCCGCTGGCTTCGCGGGTTCTCACGCCCAGGGTGTTGAACAGCTTGGCCGTCTCGGTGCTGCCGTCCGTGGCCTTCTTGCGCATCTCGTCGATGCCCTTGACGATGTCATCAACATCGGTATCGACGAAGCGGGCGGCATAGCGCCATTTCTGCAGCTCCTCCATAGAGATCCCGGTCTGCGCGGACAGCGTGGCCAGGTCATCCGCCCAGACGGAGGCCTCCGACACCAGGTTCCACACGGAGGTGCTTATGTTTTTGATGGTGTCCACCACGCCGGAGGCCGTGGTGGAGATGTTCTTCAGCGCCGTGTCGAAGGCCAGGAAGTCCACCGAGCCCGTGTTGCTGCTGGCGTCAGCCATGGCGTCGGCAAAGTCATCCACCGCCCCGGTGGCGTTGTCGGCGCTGTCGACGACGGACTGGAAGGCCTTGCCGTTCTTGTCCAGGCCCTGCTCATTGTTGCTCAGCTCGTGGCGCAGGTTCTCCAGCTTGGCGGCGGCGCGGTTCATCTCGGCCTGCCACTTGCTGACCTGGTCGGAGTTCTCGCCGTACTTCTCGGAGGAGTCCTTCACCGCGCCGGAGAGGGCCTTGACGATGTTCTCCTGCTGGGCGATCTCGTCGCGCAGGGTCTTCGACCGGGTTTCCACCAACCGCATGGCGTCGTTGTCGTTCTTGAACTGGGCCGCCGCCAGGGTCAGCTGGGTGCCGAGGTTGGCCAGGTTTTTCCGCGCGTCGGCGATCTCCCGTTTGAACTTTTGTTCGCCGTCGAGGGCGATGGTCGTTTTGATCTCGCGGTTCATGGCTCAACCTCCCTTGTGATGCAGGAATCCGCGCCTGCGGGCGCGGGCCGGGGGCTTTCCGATCGCCCCCGGCACCCCTTCGGGCCCGCGTGTTTTCATGCGGCTGTCAAATTCCTACACGTGTAGGAATTTCAATCGTAGATCTGGCGCTTCTGGCGCTTGATGCCGTGCTGGTCATCATCGTATCGGCGCCGCAGCACATACATATCGCATACAAAGCCTGGCTTTTGCCGCCCCAGTTCGCCCAGAGCGATGCCGGCGATCAGGCCATAGGACACGACTGTGCGATAGTTCAGCCGTCCCCGGTTTCTTTTTTTTCGATCTCCTGCAGGGCGACGTCGACCTCTTCCTCTTCGCCCTGGTCTTCGGTGGTGCTCATGCTCATGCCCTCGCCGATGGCGGCCCAGATGGCCGTGATGGCCTGGGCGATCTGCGCGGGGATCATCTTGCGAGCGATGATTTCTTTGGTGATCTCGCCGCCGGAAAGGATCTCCAGCAGGCGGCGCACCGTGCGGATGCGGCCCTTGCCGGTCAGCTTGTCGGTGAGCTCGTCCACCATGCCGATCTCGTCCTCGATCTGCTCGAAGGCGTCCATCGTGAAGGTCAGTTTGTACTCGGTTCCGCCGAGGGTAATGGCTGCCATGCTCTTGCCTCCTTAGAGCAGGAGGCACTCAAGAATTTGTCGTTCGTGAGTGCCTCCGTTTGTATTCGGGGATGCTCCGCGCCTGCGGGCGCGGCCAAGGGGCTTTCCGGTCGCCCCTTGGAACCCTTCGGGCCTCCTCAAGGAATTGAGGAGGGCCTGAAGGATCAGGTGATACCTGCCTTGGTGTTGAGGAAGGTCTTGGCCTGGGCCTCGGTGTCGAAGTCCTGACGGATGCGGAACTTGGCCACGCCGGTGGCGTCGTTGTAGACGCCCATGATGCGGCCGGTGATGGTCGGGGTCTGCCACTCGATGCTCTCGGCCTTGGTCTGGCTGTTCTCGCTGGTCTCGGAGAACACGGCCTTGTAGTACCAGACGGCCTGGTACTTGGTGACGCCGGCCTTGCGGCGCACGCGGATGTAGCCGAAGCCCACATAGTCCGCGCCCTCGCCCACGGTCTCATAGGCGGTCTCGTCGGCCTTGTCGCCCAGCAGGGCCACGCGGGCGGCGTCGGCGATGTCGTCCAGGCCCATCTCGATGGACATAGCGGTGACGCCGTTGTCGTCCTCAACGACCACGTCGTCGCCATAGAGCGGGTTGTCGTTGCGCGTGATGGTCAGGTTGCCGCTGATGGCGTGGCCCATCACCATGCCGCCGGTGTAGGTCAGGGCGGCGTTGGCGGGCTCGGTGGCCACCTTGGCAAAGACGGGGTAGCGCATGCCGATAAATGCCATGTGTTATCACTCCTTTGTTATGAACTCATTCCAGATTGCTTCCATGGCCGCCTGGCCGGTCACCTCTCCGCGGGCCTCAGCCTCATCCACCCAGTTGTCGGCCTTGATCTTGCTGGTGCCGTAGTGCAGGATGTAGGCTTTCTCCGCGTTGCGGGTGCCGGAGGCGTCCTTGCCCTGGGGCCACACGTCGATGCTAATGCAGTCGCCGTCGCGCCTGGGCGTCCTGGAGAAGCCGATGGACTCGATCATGGCCCCGGTGTCCCGGTGGCCGCGCTCGTCCGCGACCTCCTTCCAGGCCTGCTTCATGCACTCGGCCCCGGCGAAGATCATGCGGTCGAGCACGCCGTCGGCCTCATCGCCCAGTCGTCCCAGCTGCGACATGATGTCGTCCATGCCGGCGAAGGTGAACTTGGCCACGGGCTCACCACCCCTCGCAGTCGAAGATGTGATGGATGTAGCCGGTGTCGCGCTCATAGTCCACCAGGTGCTGCACGGCGACGCGGTCGTCAGCGTCCAGGGCGGCGAAGAGAGCAGCGGCCACGGGGTCGTTTTCGTCCCGGGTGAAGCGATCCACCTGGAAGCGCCAGCCCTCCAGGTGCTGATCGTCCGCCAGGTAGGACAGGCGGCCGGTCTCGCGCCAGGTGGTGTAGTCCTCCTCGGTGGCGCGGCTCTCATAGTGCTTCGCGTGGGCGTCGGCGGACACGACCAGGGCGCGGATCTCGTCGAGCGTCATGGGCGCGTCACCTCCAGGCTGATGTCGGTGTAAGGGTCGGGGCTGGTATCGTCCGCGCCGTGCCAGCAGCGGATGATGCTGTACAGGGGTTCGCCGTCCGGTACATCATCCACGCTGTGGACATCGGCGAGGGCGACCACGTCCAGCTCCTTCAGGCCGCGGTTCTGGTAGACGCGGATCCTCGCGTCCGTGTGCAGCTCCTTCCGGCCCTCGGTCTGAAACATGGGGCGGGTCTCGAAGTCGAGCTCGCCATACCAGCTCTGATAGATCCGCACGTACTGATAGCGCGGCTTCCCGCCCGGCAGGCTGATGTCTTGCCTGCGAAATACGGTGCACACGCCGCTGTCAAGGATCATGCGCTATCCCGCCCTTCACACAGCCACCGCTCGCGGCGCTGCAGCCTCAGCCACTCGGGCATGCCCGCCTGGCTGTCGCGGCTCTGGTAGTGCCAGACCGCGGTGTTGATGACGAGATCCATGTCCCGCGCGTTGTCCTGCAGGGTGATCCCGGCGCCCTCCAGCTCCAGGCACGCGGCCTGGAGGAAATGCTGGAAGAGCGTGTCCAGGGAGGTGTCACCCTCCAGCCGGTTCATGCGTGCCTTCATCAGAGGCAGCGCGGTCGCAACGTCGAAGGCCATCCGGTGACACCTCCCTCGTCATCAGGCGTTCGCCGTGTCGGCGGCGAAGGTCGCGGTGGTGGCGGGCGTGACGTTGTTCACGCCGATGACCACGAAGCCCTCGGCGATCACGGGCAGACCGTCATAGCGAGCGGTGCCCTTGAAGACGGTCTTGTCCTCGATGAACATCGCGTGCTCGGAGCTGGCGATCTTCACATCGGCGCGCTCGGCCAGCAGGTAGAGGTCGCCATAGCCGGCGATGATGTTGTCATCCGGGATGAAGTCCAGCTCGACGATGTCGCCGCCGATGGCGGGCATGGTGCCGTCGATGCCGGCCACGATCGCGCCGGCCGCGTTGAAGTTGAGGGCCTCGGCGATCAGGTTCATGTGGGTCTTCTCATTCATGGCGAAGAACTTGCCGCCGGCGCCGTACTTCTTCTTGGCCGCGCCGAAGTTCTTGATCAGCTCCTGGAACAGGGTGACGCCCTTGGAGTTGGCGGCGGTGATCTTCACGATGTTGGTGGTGTGCAGATCGGCCCAGGCGCGCATGGTGGCCGGGTAGGTCTCGGGCGCGGCGGCCTGCGCCAGGCGGGTCACGATGCCGGTGGGCATCTTGGTGCCGGTGCCGTAGAGGATGGCCTTGTCCAGGGCCAGACCGATGGCGCGGCCCAGGGCGAAGATGACCTGCTCCACCAGGTTGACGTCATTGTCCTCGATGAGGGCATTGCACAGGGCGACATAGGCGCCGACCTTGTAGCCGTCCACCTCGGCGTCGTTGAAGACGAGATTCATCTCGTTAACCTTGCCGCACATCTCCGTCCAGACGCCCTCCGGGATGGTGCCCATCACGATCTGGCGGCCGGTGCCGCCCACGGTCTGGCGGTTGACGTACTTGATCAGCTTGGAGTTCTGCTCCACCTGCTCGCGGATCAGGCCCAGCACGACCTCGGGGATCAGCAGCTCGCCGCCGGTCACGGCGCGCTTGTTGATGCCCATCTCGCGGACGCGCTGCGCGAAGTCCTTCACGTCCTGGCGGGCGAAGAAGGCGTCGCGCTCCTGGGTGTTCATGCCGAAAAACTTCTTGCGGGTGTTCATGATGGTTACACTCCTTTCGGTGCCCTCAT